CTATGAGAATTGCTCCAACAGTATCTTCATCTTCTGGAACGGATTATTTTAAGTTTTACAGAGCAGGTGCACAAGATTTCTTTAACTCTTTGAGCCTAGAAACAGCCGCAGCGGACTCGGTAAGCATCGGCAACACAGCGCAAATATCAGGTACAGCAGGACAAGGCGGTTGGTTTGCTGGAGCAAGTGCATCGGCAACACTCGGATTTAGTGCGGAGTTATAATGAGAGAATACATAGTTACACAAAATATATTTGGACAAGACATTATCTCTTATGAGGAAAATGGTGTTCTTTATTCATTTATGAAAGACCCTGCAAACTCTGATTATCAGGCATATCTAAAGAGTCTTGATGAAGCCTCTACTCTGTAAAGCAGGGCAACAACTTCGTGAGCAGATTGATGATTCATTTCCTGACCGCGATAGAAAGTCTGATGGTTGGATAGGCGATGCCGCACACTCCAATCGTAAGAGTGACCACAATCCCGATAAGGCTAACGGCTACGTCAGGGCTATTGATGTGGATAAGGACCTCGACTCACGCGCCAGCACAGGTGCTTATCTTGCCGACCAAATACGCCTATGTGCCAAGCGTGACCGCAGAATCTCCTACGTCATATTCGCAGGAAAGATTTCCAGTGCTAAATCGTTTTGGCGTTGGAGAACTTACTCTGGCATTAATCGCCACGATAAGCATATCCATATCAGTTTTACTAAAAAGGGCGATGAGAATGGTTCTTGGTTCGAAATCCCTATGTTAGGAGCAGGAAATGAAAATAACTAAAAGCACAAAGAACGCAATCAAGTCATATCTAAAGGCAGTTGCAGTTTCAGCAATTACCCTAGGCCTTGCACTCGTTGCTGATATTCGTCCTGAATATGCAGTTCTTGCTTCCGCTTTAGTTGGTCCAATTGTCAAGTACCTAGACCCTTCTGATGACCAAGTGGGATGAGTCCCCAAGATTGGGCGGCTGTTGTCGCTGTTGCGCTGACCGTTATTGGTTCATTTATTGGCTCTGTAAAATGGCTAGTAAAGCATTACCTCGCAGAACTAAAAACTAACGGTGGCAGTTCGATGCGAGATGAACTTAATGAACTTAGGGTGCGTGTCGATACAATTATTCGTATCCTAGAGAGGTAACACTTATCTCATGGCAAGAAAAGCAACTAAGGCACTTGAAGAACAAGGCTATTCAAGACTCGATGCTTACTGCATTGGGTTACATGAATTCTATAAATCGCTTAAAAGAGCAGGTTTTCCTGATTCAATTTGCATGTCCATGATAATGGAAAAGTCTGCTTATCCTGATTGGCTCTTGCCTACTCCAATTAATCCAAATATTCCTGAACCTGACTGGTATGACGATGAGGATGAATGAAACGCACATTGGTTTGGCCCGACCTTCAGTGTCCATACGAGGATGCACATGTTGTACGAAACTTTGAATTATTTGCAAAAGCGTTTAAGCACGATTCTGTCGTTACTATCGGAGATGAAATAGATTTACCACAAATCAGTCGTTGGAGTGAGTCCACGCCTGGCTGGTATGAGCAGACATTGGCCGATGACCGCGACCATACAGTTGACGTGTTATGGCGATTGACTCAATACGCCAAGGAAGCACACGCCATTAGGTCAAACCATACTGACCGCCTTTATAACGTCATTATGAAGAAGATTCCAGCCTTCTTATCCCTTCCAGAACTTAGGTTTGAGAAGTTCATGAAACTCGATGAACTAGGTATTCAATTTCACAAAGAGGCTTACCCCATTGCTAAAGGCTGGATTGCAGTTCATGGGGATTTAGGTGGGCTTAATCCTAACCCTGGAATGAGCGCATTGAACCAGGCCAAGAAGGCAGGCGTATCAACCATTATGGGGCATACTCATCGTGCTGGTAGGAGTGCCGTTTCTGAGGCCTACAATGGCTCTGTGAGGCGCGTACTGCATGGAGTTGAGGTAGGACATGCAATGAACGTAAAGGCCGCTAAATACGTTTCTATGCCCAATTGGCAGCAGGCCTTCGCCATCGTTACAGAAGTAGGAAAAAATGTCCAGGTTGACCTCATTTATGTGGAAAAAGACGGAACATTCCTAGTACACGGTAAGCGATATGGGCGGCCTCGCTAACGATATTTTCCCTGTACGTAGGGATATTGACGTTCAAATGGACGATGCAGAATTGTTACCATTTCGTTATCAAAATATGCTTGACTCCAGATAATCCTATGCAACACTAATGCCATAACCAATCGAACGAATTGGGAAAAGGGGCAAAAGATGGGCGCAATGAAAGCAGTTTATATGGACATGGCAGAGGATTTCGAGAATCTAAACGAAACCTCGATGCAGTTCAAAGGCAATAACTGGGAAGCGCAGGACGGACGTTTCGAAGGTCCAGTCAATTACGACTTGGATTACATCTACTGGTTCGATAACTATGCAACCCTCATGGCTGCACGCACAATCCTTCAGGACTTCGGCAACAGTTATGAAGTCATCTTTGATGACGCCTTGGGCCAATGGTGCTTAATTACTGACTATCAATCAATGTGTTGGAGCAACTAATGTCATTATTCTGGTGTTTCGCATTTGGAATCTTATTCACAACTATCGGCTATTACATGGGCATTACTATTGGCAAAGAGCAAGGTCATCGTGACGGCTATTTACGAGGTCGTGCAGTTTCACGACAAGAATTCTGGAAGGAATAAATGAAAGCAACCGAGGCACTTATCAATGCAATCGACATTATGCAAAGTCGTTCTAAAATCTACGGTCACGCGAAAATCAATCAAGGTCGCATCGCTGCAAGGCTTACCTGTCTATTTAGTTACCCAGTCACAGACTATGAGGCTTGTCTTGCAATGGTCGAAGTCAAACTCAGCCGAATCCAAGAGTCACCAAAACACGTTGACTCCTATCAAGACGCCATTGCTTATTTGAGCATGGCCCTAGAACTCGCAACAGAAGAGGATGAACTATATGTTTGATTTGAGTTCGTACGAGGATGTCAACAGCAGGATTCGCCGCTTTCAGGTGGCGTTCCCAGTCGGAAGGATAGTTACAGATGTCATTCAATTTAATGCTGAGAAAGGTCATGTCCTTATATCAGCCCAGATTTACCGCGAGCATGAAGATACGCTTCCTGCTGCTGTCGATTACGCTTTTGGAGACGCAAGTACGTTTAATGCTTCGATGCGTAAGTTTTACGTTGAAGATACTGTCACGTCAGCGATTGGCAGAGCATTATCACTTATCCTCGAAACAACACACAAACCAACAGTTCAAGACATGGCAAGAACCAAACTCGCAGAACCTAAACCCGAAAAATATATCCCTGTCATGAAAGAAGATGACCCTTGGACTATTAAGACTGTTGCAATGCCAATAACTTCAGAAGAAGCAGTCAATACCGTGAAAGACATTATAGGTGGCACAACTGACAAAGATATCCCTACTTGCGCATGTGGTAAACAGAGAATCTTACGCACAGGCACAGGCAAGAATGGCAAGCAATGGGCTGCATGGGATTGCTGTTATAAGGCAAGCAATTATCAAGTAGGTCAACAGAAGCCATGCGACCCAGAGCGAATTTGGCTAGAACTCAACGCCAATGGGCAGTGGGTTGCACAGAAGGTTAGGGCCTAACATGGGTGAACTGGTAACATTTAACAATGGCACAGCCACCATCCTGGGCGGAGAGTTCGAAGAACCGCAGGATATTGTTATCTATTGCGATTTATGCAATGAACCTCTGGCTATTACTCCAGCGATTAATGATGAGGTATTTATCACTTGTCTAAGATGTCATGCAGTAAGCCATATTGCATTGACTGTAACTAGAGAGCCTGATGAGCCAACAGAGCCGTAAGCATCGTGGCTACGCCACTGAGCGTTTGGTAGCATCATATTTGCAGCAATGGTGGCCAAGCGCAAGCGTAGGAAGAGGTCAAGGCAAAGATTGCCTTAATGTTCCGTTCGACATTGAGGTAAAGGCGCGTAACTCACTTGACATAAAAGG